CGTTAGAAGTAGCCTTAGATGAGATTGTTTTTCTTAGAAGATTAAATAAGAAAGTGATGGACCCTCTAGATACAATGCACGCTAGAGGTACGCAAGCTAAACGTAGGGACTCCGCCAAGTACGATTACTCTGATGAACTAAGTAACAGAGCTATCGAGGAAGATGAGGCTTGGGCAAGAGTTGAGGGTTCTTTAAGACACGCTATAGAGAACGCTGAAGATGGTGATTTATCTAAGAACATTAAAGATGCACTAGACATTAGACCAAGGTTTAAAGCATTAGGTGAACAATTTGATCGTAAAGCTACGGCTGACTACAAGCGTAAACTTAGAGAGGCTACGGAAAAAGAACCTAAAGAAGTTTCACAGGAAGTTATTGTAGCTAAGTTAAGAGATAAGTTAAAAGAAGCACAACAAGAGTTCGCAGGTCTCAAACCAGAAGCTAAAGCTAAGAAAGTTAGAGAGAAGTCCGAACAAGAAATAGACATACAAAAGAGATTAGACTTCTACGCCACAGGTAAAAGGGAAGCTAAACAAATAGCACAAGAAGAGAACCGCTTGGAAACTTACTTAGAATTACTTGAGGAAGGAGACATAGCTAAGATTAGACAGCAAGTAGGACCAGCACCTGATTGGACTAATAAGAAAGCTGTTGGCTCATACTTAGCTACTATCCGGAAAGTAAATAACAAAACAAAGAAACTGTTACAGAAGCAAGTAGTTGAGTCTGACATATCTTTACAAGACCCTAATAAGGTAGCTAAAGCTGAGGCTAAGAAGAAAGCACGATTACAGAAGAGGTTAAAAGAATTAAGAGCACGGGCTTTTCAGCTAGAGAAAATAAGACCAAAAGATAAAACTGCTAAAGCTGAGGTCAATGCTGAGATAGAAGAATTAGAGAGGACTGTAAAGTTCCATGAAGATAATGAACGTGACGCTTTAAAACTTGAAGCAGCTTATAAGGAGCGTGCTAGATTATTAAAAGTAGAAACAGGACCACTTGGGCAGCAGCGTGCTGAGATAACTAAACCTAAAGGACCAACTAAAGTTCCCGGTGAATTAGAGAAGGTAAATAAAGATATATCGTTTCTCAAAAGTAATATACGAAGCAGAGTAAAAGAAATAGATAAGGCTGCTTTAGAAATGACTGATGAGTTTCAAGCTGCTAAAGCTGAAAAAGAAATCAATAAACAAATCTCTAAACTTGATGATGAGTTACAAGAATTAAGAGAAAGCTTTGCTAAAGAGCCTGTTGAACCCGGTGTTAAAAAACCTATTGAGAAAGACCCTCGTATTAAAGAGAGGGAGGATAAGATAGCTTACTATAAAGAAGCTAGGCGGCAGATAATAACATTAAAGAAAAAATATGCTGAAAGAGCTAGGCTGCTTGAATTGGAGACTGGACCTCTCGGAGCACAAAGAGCAGAAGTAACACCTAAGCCCACTGGTCCTAAAAAATCAGCAGGTATTATAGCTGAGTTAGACGAACAGATCGCTTTTCTTCGTAGGAATATGCGTCAGCGTGTCGACGAGATTGATAGAGCTAGATTAGAAATGACTCAAGAATTTCAGGAAGCTAAGATGTTAGAAGCTCTTAGAAAGAAAAGAGCTAAATTAAAAGACAGATTAGAAGCTAGAAGGCAGCGTGCATTTGATGACGAGGATTTAGATAAAAGAGCTTATGAAGCAGCTGGCAGGAAGTTTGAGGAAACAGACCCAATAAGTTTAGAGTATCAAGAAAAAATAAAGTTTTACGACAAGATAGAGGCTGAAGCTTTAAAGAAAAAAGAATTAAGAGAGCAGTTAGCTAGACAAGCGGAGATGGAAGGTCGTGGTGTAGTCTCAGAAATCCGTGCACATATAACACCTAAACCTACCGGACCTAAACCTATATCAAGTAACGACGAACTAAGAAGACAAATAAGGCAATCTGACAGTCGTATGCGTGCTTTTATAAAAGATTTGGATGAAGCACAAGACGCTATGCGTGATGAACGTATATATGAGGATGTAAGTAAAGCTATTATAGAGTCAGCTAAGTATGATGTTAACAGTAGGATAGTTAGTATTTTAAGGGCTTGGGCTAATGCTCGTGTTTACGCTATGATTTGGCAGTCTAGTTCTGTATTTGCTTCTTTTCTTGGAGGAGTCACTAGTACATTTAAACAGATCGTAAAGCCTTTTACTGAGTTCGCCGCTGATGTAATTGTTACTAGAGGTTATAAAGCTAGTGACATATCAGCAGTCCAGACATTCAAGGCTAATGTATACGGTTTAGTTGAAGCTTTAAAAAACTGGGAAGGAACTGGTAGGGCTATGATGCGGACAGCTAAAGATTTAGAAAGTGCTACTGGAGGGGCTGGGCGAAATAAATTTACTAGGGAAAAAGGCTTTAATGAGGACCCTGTTAAATTATATGAATTATCTCAGAAGCAAGCTAGGGATAAAAGGCTTAGAGGAGAGGGAGTGAGAAAAGGAGGAGTGGCTTCTATTATTGCTCATTTACCTTTAGGAAGAATGTTTACCGAAACATATAAGTTACCATTAAGAGGAATCATGCCTTTAGATGAAATGTTTAGAAGGCAGCTTGTTAGAGCAGAGTTAATGTCAGAGCAGTGGAAGATAGCATACGACACTTATCCTAATGATCCTACGAAAGCAGCTGAATATGCTGCTCAGTTGTACGATTCTAAATGGACGAAAGATAACGGTATAGATGTGTTAAGTGATGAAGGTATTAATGCCACAGCTACAGATACTATTAATAAAGAACTACTATTTGATTCCAATGTAGCTGAACTCGATCACAGAGAAATAGCTAGACCGTTCGCTGATGCCGTTTTAGAGATGGCTAAGAAAATTAGACAGAACAAAGACAACCCAGCCGCTGGAGCTTTGATGCATTTGCTAATGCCTATTGTTACAGTTGTTGCTAGAGGTGCAGGGAGGACTACGAGAGTTTCTTTGCCTTTTATCCCAGCTTCACAAGCAGTCGGAAATCCGTATAACCGTAAGATTAACTACTTTGAAAGGTTAATAGATAAGAATAGAAAGCACATGGAACACCCGGACCAAACTCCGGAGCGAAGGGCTAGGCTGGTTAAAGCCAACGAGGAATACGAACAAAAGATTAAAGAGTTAAAGGGTAGGAGGATAGCATATCACAGAGACGCTATTACTGATACGTTATGGGGGTCGGGAATGATGGCTGCTGGATACGCAACAGCTCTTTTGGGTTTATCAGTAGGTACACTATCTTGGATGACTAAAGAACAACGGGAAAAGTTTAGGCATAAAAACCCAAAAGCTAAACCAAACAGTATATTAGGTTGGCAATATAAAGAGTTTTTACCTATTTCTGGACCGTTCGCTATAGGAGCTGATTTAGCTATGGTTTCTATGTTAAGGGAAGAAGAGGATGACACTGGTAAACCTTTATTACAAAAACACCAAACTGAATTTAATGTTGCTTTGAGGTCTTTAATTGAAATGGGTAAAGAGGTTCCAGTTGCTGGTGGTTTAAAATCAGCAGAGCGAGTGCTTAGTGGAGACGACGATATGATGAAGGGTGTGTTAGCCGACTGGGGAGCATCGTTTGGTTTAGTACCTGCTCAAATGAGGAAGTTACTAGCAATTTATTTCGGAGACGGAGATATAGATGAACTTAAAGGAGGTACTATAGAAGACCGTATGTTATACCGAATGATTGGTTACAATAAAACAGGTAATAAAAAGGTAGACCACTTCGGCGAAGATATGCCGTCTCAGACAAATTTATTACAAGCATTTTTCCGTTTAGCCCCAGATACTGAATTAGAAAGAACGGCATTTGATGACATATATTCGGAAGACATAGAAGGACGTGGACAGTTAAAAAATAAACCAACTTCGTTCGGCGATGGTACAGGTATAGATATGTATAAATTTGTAGATAATACGGGGATGTCTTTGCATTACCGTTTTGCTTTAGAACTTAGAAAGACTGGGGTTAAGGATACTGTTAATAACTTAATACAACAATCTTGGTGGCGAGATTTATATGAAGAAGGTTCTAAGGGTAGAGATAGAAGTGCGGACCCTTTATCTGTAAATAATGAAGCTATAGATATTCTTAATGAAACATTAGGTGAGGCTTATAATGAAACCGTATACCGAATTATTGATAATAAAGACAATCAAGACGGTACTGTATGGTTAGATGAGTTCTTGCATACTTCTGATAAAAATAAAGAAGGAACTCCAGATTATGAAAAATACGGACCTAGTGTTACTTTAAGGCAGATGGTGGATAGGATTGAGAAGAAAATAAATTTTTCAACAGGTGCACCCAAAGCTTATAAAGATATTTTCCAAGATTATGGATTAGACGAATTACTAGAAAGCAACCCTCAAATGCAAAGAGTTAATGACTAAGGACTTGCTCTTCTCACTCAATAATTAATAATATACACTTAACATCATGGCTAACACCTACGTAGACTATACAGGCAACGGCAGCGAGACCGACTTTAACTTTTCATTCCCGTACATCAAGACATCACACGTTGCTGTGGAGGTCAATGAAGGACAAGGAGCGGGTGGATTAAACAAGTGGGTACGCAAGACTTTAGGGGACGATTACTCCGTTGAGACATCTCCCACTACCTTCGTACGATTTGTCACGGCTCCCGCTTCCAATGTAAAGGTACGAGTACTGAGAGACAGTAACGCTAATGAAGGCATCGTAGACTTCGCTAACGGATCGGTACTGACCGAGACGGAACTTGATAACTCCTACCAACACAATCGTTATCTCGCTGAAGAAGCAGAAGAAGGTATCACAGGTGGTTCGTTATCTAAGAACACTGACGGGCAGTTTGATGCGGATGCTTTACGTCTTGAGAACTTAGCTGATCCAGACTCTGACGACGATGCAGTTAACAAAGGATACGCTGATAATCGCTATGTAGATGTTGCTGGGGATACCATGACGGGTAATCTCGATATGGGTGCTAACAAAGTTACATCCTCAGCTACTCCGTCCAGCGGTAATGATCTTACTAATAAGACGTATACAGACGATACCTTTGTTGATGTTGCAGGGGATACGATGAGCGGTGAGCTGAACATGGGCAGTAATAAGATTACTAACCTTGGTACTCCCACTGATGAATTAGATGCTGCTACTAAAGACTATGTAGACGACACCATCACTACTTCCTTTGCTACAGGCACTCCTCCTCCCGGTAATACAATCGGTACGGCTGCTATAGAAGACGACGCTATCACTTACGCAAAGCTACAGAACGTAGCTGGTAACAATGTATTGCTTGGTAACGACAATGGTGCAGGTGTTGATGCTCAAGAACTTACAGCAGCTGAAGCACGGACGTTATTAAATGTAGCAGACGGTGCGGAAGAAAACGTACAATCAGATTGGAACGAAGCAGATACTAATAGCGATGCATTTATCCAGAACAAACCTACTATACCAACTAATAATAATCAGCTCACTAATGGTGCTAATTATATTACAGATGCGGATGTAGCGTCTAATTCAGCTGTAGCTGCTAACACAGCAAAGGTCACTAATGCTACCCACACTGGAGACGCTACAGGTGACACTGCTCTTACGCTTGCTACTGTTAATAGTAATGTAGGATCGTTCACTAATGCTGATATAACAGTTAATGCTAAAGGATTAGTTACAGCGGCAAGTAGTGGTACTTCATTAAGTTCTGTTATAGCTAACAGTGCTACAGGGGATGCGTCTTCAGGAGCGGATGTATCAACTACTTTAGAATTAACTGCGGGTACTTGGTTAGTGAGAGCAGATTATACTAACCATGAATCGGTTGTCGGGGGTTCTACTCTTACGATTGATGGTACAGTTGTTTACACGATGCCCAGCCAAGGCGACCCACAAGGAACTTCTCAAGCTGTTTTATTCGGATTTAGAACTATCACTAAGACATCCACTACGACTATAACTATATCAGGTGCTGATTCTGGTGGTTATACTAATTCTGGATTAATAATGGCTATGGCTTGGAAGACAGCTTAACACCATGATCGACTCCCTCTCCAGCTTTCTTAACACCGCTCTTGTCATTGCATTGAGTGTGATCGGGTGGATTATTAAACGTGTTATCGAACGATTAGATGTTGGTGATAAACGACTTACAAAGATAGAGGTGGAGTTAGCTGCACAGAGAGAAAGAGATGCTGCTGTTGAAAGTAGGATCGGTAAAGTAGAACAAGCTATCAATGAGGTCCACGGTAAGCTCGACCGAATGATGGAATTATTAATGAGGAAATAGATATGCCAAAAGGATTATACGCAAACATTAACAGAAGAAAGAAACTCGGTATTAGCCGTAGTAAGAAGAAGTCAACGATCTCTCCGAAAGCTTACGCTAATATGAAGCGTGGGTTTAAGAAGAAGTAAGGATGGCGAAAAAGCGTAAAGGTGTATCACTGTCGTTAGGCAGAGGTGAGAAAAGCCGTAAAGGCGGACTCACTGCAAAAGGAAGAGCTAAGTACAACAGAGCCACTGGTTCTAACTTGAAAGCTCCTCAGCCCGGCGGTGGCCCACGTAAGCGTTCCTTCTGTGCTAGAATGTCAGGAGTAAAAGGACCGATGAAAGATAGTAAAGGTCGTCCTACTCGTAAAGCTTTAGCTCTTCGTCGTTGGAAGTGTTAACTCATGGCTAGACCTGCTAGAAGACCTGTAGTACGTCCTAATCCTCTTGCGTTTCAACAACGTACGATTTCTGCTGCATCCGCTGCCCAAGCAAAAGAGAATGAGGAGAAAGCAACAGAGCTGGAAGGTAAAGTAACTACTCTTGAGACTGATCCATTCTTTGTTACTGTTGACGGTGGAGGAGCGGTAGTGGAAGCAGATATAGATACTTTTGACGGAGGATCACCTGATGCCTAGTTTTACTAAACGTATACAACTACGTCGAGGAACTTCTAGCGAGTGGACAACAGAGAATCCTGTACTACTTGAAGGAGAGCTGGGAATCGAATTAGACTCAGCTAGGAACAGGATTAAGATCGGAGATGGGACGACTGCGTGGAACTCTTTGCCGTACTTCTTAGATGCTCGTGAAGAGGAAGTGGGAGATTACCAAGACTTTCTTGATGCCTTGACCGCTCCGTAATAACAGTTATAACACCAAGGGATGAGCAGTCTACTTACACAACTCGGTCAGAAGGTTAAAGCTAAGCTTGATAACAAGTTTGATAAATCTGGAGGCTTGATTAGTGGTTCAGTAAATATATCACAATCGCTACAAATTGGATCGTATCTTTCATCAAGTTTACCAGAAGCGGGTACATCAGGACGTATCATATATGTCAGTGATGGAGACGGTAGTGGTGGTCCTTGTATAGCTGTTGACGATGGAACGGATTGGAAAATTGTAGAGCTTGGAGGTGCGGTACCTACTGTTACTCATATACTTGCGGAAGACGGAGACAGCTTAACTACTGAGGCGGGAGCTATTTTAATCACCGAGGTATCTTGACAGATATAAGCTCCGCTAATACATTTATTAACACAACTAACCCACAACAAAGGATTATATATTATGTCTAGTTTGCTCACCCAATTGGGTCAAAAAACAAAAGTAGAGCTTGATAAGAAGCTTGCCCTCGCAGGTGGAACAATGACTGGGGCTTTGACCCTCAGTGGTGCTCCTACTGCTTCCCTTCACGCCGCTACTAAAGCTTATGTAGATACTGCTTCTGATACTTCAGCTCTTCAGTCCGAACTTGATGCAACTCAAGCAGGTGCTGGTCTTGGATCAGGTGGTGCTTATACAGCTAACGGTTCTGCTAACTACATCAGTTCTGTTACTACGCTTCAAGCTGCTGACAACGCTCTTGACGCTCAGATCAAAACAAATGCTGACGCTATCGCTTCTAACGATTCTGACATTTCTACCTTACAATCTAACGTAAGCAGCAATGACTCAGACATCAGCTCCCTTCAATCTGACGTTTCAACTGCTCAGTCTGACATCACTACTCTTCAATCGAACGTAAGCTCGAACGATAGTGACATCTCAACCCTTCAAAGCAACGTTTCCAGCAACGACAGCGACATCTCTGCTCTGCAAACTCAAGCTGGTTCCCTCGCTTCTGACGGTAACTCTGCTTCGTTCAGTGGAAACATCAGTGCTGCTAATGC